TCCTGTTTTTGGGAATAATCGCTATGAGTATGCTTATATTGCTGATGAGTATCCTGACGATATTCTTTGGGATGTCAGTAAAATACTTATTGCCTATCTTGATATCGAAGTTGGATCCGAAAACGGATTTCCAGAACCAAGAGATGCAAATGAATCAATCACAGCAATCTCTATCAAAGTCAAGGGTAATTATTTTGTGTTTGGTTGCGGCGATTATAGCAAGCATCGTGACGACGTGCACTATGCAAAGTGTCGCGATGAGTCCGACCTTATACGAAGATTCCTCGACCTATGGTCAAGATGGCATCCAGATGTAGTGACAGGTTGGAACGTCGAGCAATTCGACATTCCATATCTTGCGAATCGCATCACCAAACTCTTTGGTGAGGATGAAGCCAAGAAACTTTCTCCTTGGAATCGCATCAGTAAACGTGATGCGATGATGATGAATCGTCCTGTGCAGTTCTATGATATATCTGGAATTGCGATTCTAGATTATCTTCAACTCTATCGCAAGTTCACTTATTCGCAGCAAGAGTCGTACCGATTGGACAATATTGCTCACGTTGAGTTGGGCGAGAAGAAGTTAGACTATTCTGAATTCGAAAATCTTCACCAACTTTACAAGCACGACTATCAAAAGTTTATTGAGTATAACATCAAGGACGTTGAACTTGTTGAGAAACTCGAAGACAAGATGAAGTTGATTGAACTTGCTTTGACTCTTGCGTATGATAACAAAGTCAACTATGACGATGTGTTCACGCAAGTACGAATGTGGGACGCGATTGTCTACAATTACTTGTTGAAGAAAAAGATTGTCATCCCTCAAATGAAGAAGGGATCAAAGAGTTCGCAGTATGAAGGTGCGTATGTCAAGGATCCAATTCTCGGAATGCACGAGTGGGTGGCAAGTTTCGATCTTAATTCTCTATACCCACATCTTATTATGATGTACAACATCTCGATGGAAACTCTGATAGAGCCAGTGAAGTATAATGATAACATGCGTGGTTTTATTCAGAACTGTAATGCCAACGTTGAAAGTCTACTCAATCAAAAAGTTGACACCGCAATCCTAAAAGATTTGGGTGTGACAGTGACGCCAAATGGTCAACTTTTTCATGTGAATAAAGGTCAAGGTGTTCTGCCCGAAATCATGGATAGCATGTACAAAGATCGCACACGCTATAAGAAGTTGGCGATTGAAGCGAAGAAAAAGATTGAGGCTGTTCTTGAAGATAAGAATCAGGTTGAGTATCTTGAGAAACAAGTCGCGCGATATAACAATCTTCAGTTGGCTAAAAAGGTTACACTGAACTCTGCTTACGGTGCACTTGGCAATCAATACTTCCGCTTCTTTGATATTCGTATCGCCGAAGGCATTACAACAGCAGGTCAGTTGTCTATTCGTTGGATTGAAAAGAAGATCAATGAGTATATGAACAAACTTCTCAAGACTCAAGACGAAGATTATGTGATTGCTTCGGATACTGATTCAATCTATTTGAATATGGGTCCGTTGGTTAAGAAGTTGTATCCAAATGTTGATGACACCAAGAAAGTCATCAAGTTTATGGATAAGGTTTGCGATGATAAGATTCAGCCGTTCATTGATGCATCGTATGAAGAACTAAAAGAATATGTCAATGCATATCAACAGCGCATGGAAATGAAGCGCGAGTCTCTTGCTGATAAAGCAATCTGGACTGCAAAGAAACGATATATTCTCAACGTGTATAACAGCGAAGGTGTTGCTTATGCTAAACCCAAACTCAAGATCATGGGTCTTGAGGCTGTAAAGTCTTCAACGCCATCTGCTTGTCGCAAAAAGATTAAAGAAGCAATCGATATCATCATGACTAAAACGCAAGATGATTTGCATACGTTTATCGAGAAGTTTCGTCATGAGTTCAAAGAACTTCCTGTTGAAGATATTTCTTTCCCAAGATCTGTTAATGGTCTAAAAGAATATTCTGATGCTGCAAGCATATTCAAGAAAGGCACTCCGATTCACGTGAAAGGTGCGCTCGTTTACAATCATGTTCTCAGAACTTTGAAACTCACCAAACGCTATCAAGAGATTCAAGAAGGTGAGAAGATTAAGTTTGTTTATCTAAAACAGCCAAACATCTTTAATAATAACACTCTTGCATTTTTGTCTGGTATTCCAAAACAGTTAGACGCTGAGCAATACATTGATCATGATCTTCAATTTGAGAAATCATTTCTTGAGCCACTTGATATCATTTTGTCGTCAATTAATTGGAACTCAGAAAGAGTTGATTCACTGGAGGCATTTTTCTAATGATTAGTGTAATTGTTCCTACGATGTGGAAAGCACCACATCTTATGAAGATGCTACCTATACTGGAAAATCATCCATTAATTGGTGAGGTGTTGATCATTGACAATGACACATCAAAGACGAATAATGATATCCACAATTATTCGAAGGTTGTTCATCTTCCGCAAAAAGAAAACATTTATGTAAACCCTGCCTGGAATCTAGGTGTGAGTATATCCAAGTTTGATAAGTTGTGTTTTCTTAATGATGATGTGATCTTTAATACGCAATGCATTGATACTTTATATGATCTGATCACTCCAGAAAGAGGACTAATGGGCTTCTCTGAAGCGAGTTATTGTGGATTTACACCAGAATTATTTGAAACTCTAGTTAATACAGGTATCGGCTCAGATGTTCACCTTGAGGTGACGAATATATATGAGAACGAGTCTACTTCTGGAATGCCTCATACTTACTATGGATGTGTGATGTTTTTACATAAACAAAGATTCTTTGTGATTCCAGACGATTTTAAAATCTATTTTGGTGACTTGTTTGTATACTTAATGAATGCATTTGCGATTAACAGAGGCGAAGAAATTGCGCCTGGAATTAAACTGGTTACAAAAGCATACAACGCAGTAAAAAACTATACTATTGAAGATGGATTAGTTCTGACAAAAATGTCATCAACTGTAAAAGCATTCAACGAACAGATTGATAAAGAAAAGAATATTTTTTATGATGTGTTCGCTAAACACGGAATCTATAAAAAACAATGATAATGGCTTTTCTTGTCTTAATCGCTGGACTACTGTTATCTGGAACAGCGGCATACTACTCAATCATTGGGTTGCTTGCCATATTTCCAGGAGCAATAGTTCCAATTGCATTGATGGGAAGTTCGCTTGAATTTGCAAAATTGGTTGCAGCATCGTGGTTATATGGTAACTGGGATATCGCACCAAAAGTCATCAAAGGCTATTTTGTATTTGCAATTATAGTTCTGATGCTGATCACATCACTTGGAACGTTTGGATATTTGTCAAAGGTTCATCTCGAATCTTCTATCGGTGTTGCTGATAACTCTCTCGAAATTTCAAGACTTGAGCAACAAATTACCAGCGAACAAAGAAAAATTGACAATGCTCAACGGTCGTTAGAATCTCTTGATGCGGTTGTTGATAAGTCTTTTATTGATGGCGCAAGAATTCGAAATCAGCAGAAGGCAGAACGCACCGCATTAAACTCTGCGATTGAAAACTCAGATTCTAAAATTGATGGACTCAATTCTCAGTTGATACCTCTCCGCCGTTCTAACATCGAATCAGAAGCCAAGATCGGACCATTAAAATATATTGCTGAGTTGATTTATGGAAAAGAAGAAGCAGCAAATTATTTCGACAGTGCCGTTCGCTTTGTGATTATTCTAATTGTTCTTGTATTCGATCCGCTTGCTGTTCTTTTATTGATTGCTGCAAATATTAGTTTCACACAACCAAAAAAGAAAGAGATACAAATCGAAGAAAAAGAATCTAAACCCAAGAAACCAAATTATATTATAAACAGAGTTGATACAGTCCAGGCTAAATCGAAGAAAAAGAAAAAGGTTGCCTTAAAGACTGAAGTAGAATATAATAAGGGTATGGGAAAAAGTATCTACAATTTCATGATGCGTGATGATTTTGGTATAACACATACAGATAAGGTGAAAGATGATGAGCCTACTCGAAAAACTAAAGAAAAACACAACGATTAAAGACACCGCTATCCTTGCGAGATCTAAATTCTTCGCTGCAAAGGATATGATTCAAACCAAGATTCCTGTTGTGAACGTTGCGTTCTCTGGCGATCTTGATGGTGGATTTACTCCTGGTCTTACGATGTGGGCTGGTCCGAGTAAGCATTTCAAGACTGCATTTAGTCTTTTGATGGCAAAGGCATATCAAGACAAATATCCTGAGTCTGTGGTGTTGTTCTACGATTCAGAGTTCGGTACTCCGCAAAATTATTTTACGTCATTTGGTATTGATACTGATCGCGTTATTCATACTCCAGTGACAGATGTTGAGCAGTTGAAGTTTGACATCATGAATCAACTCGGTCAGATTGAACGTGGTGAGCGCGTGATGATTGTTGTTGATTCTATTGGCAATCTCGCCTCAAAAAAAGAAGTTGAAGATGCGCTTGAGCAAAAGTCTGTCGGCGACATGACTCGTGCAAAGCAAATTAAATCCCTGTTCCGTATGGTGACCCCACACCTCACGCTAAAGGACATTCCTATGGTTGTAGTCAATCATACCTATAAAGAAATAGGTCTGTATCCCAAGGATATTGTCGGTGGCGGAACAGGTTCCTATTACTCGGCTGATAACATCTACATCCTTGGTCGTCAACAGGAAAAAGATGGCACTGATTTGATTGGTTACAACTTTATTATCAACGTGGAGAAGTCGCGATATGTTCGTGAGAAAGCCCGTATCCCTGTCACAGTTCGCTTCGATGGTGGTATTTCTCGGTACAGTGGTCTTTTGGATATGGCACTTGAGTCTGGTCATGTTACGAAACCAAATGTAGGTTGGTACGCAAGGGTAAATACAGAAACTGGTGAAGTCGAAGCAAAGAAATGGCGCATGGCTGATACTGAGTCACCTGAGTTCTGGGATAGCATTCTTGCGACTGACTCATTCAAAGAGTGGGTGCGCACCAACTATCAGTTTAGTTCTGCTGTTGCA